GCGTGCGCGTCAGCGTGCCTTTGCCGGTCTTCGGCGGCGCGCAGACGAGGCAGACGCTGCCCGTCGGGATGCGCCCCTCGACCACGTAGGCGATCGCCTCGTCCGGCGTGTCGAGCAGGTCACCGACGCTGGTCAGGACCAGTGGGGGCGGCTGCGTCACGGGCCGGTGGGGGTCATGCAGTGGTGCCTCGCGCACGACCTGCAGGAGCGCGGCCTTCGTGTGCGTCGCGAAGTAGTCGCGCAGGTCGCCCGTGGGCACCAGCTTGACGGCCAGCCCGGCGCGCGCGCAGGCGTCGGCGATCTGCCGCCCCTGCGTCGCCCCGGCCGGACTGCGCTCCGGCAGCACGACGAGGGTCCGCACCCCGGCGGTCTGCAACTGCGTGACGTAGTCCGGCCGCCAGCGCCCCAGCGCCACGAAGGTCGCGGGCATCTGGCGCGCCCAGAGCGCCTCGGCCCCCACCTCGCGCTGAACGAGGTAGACGGTTTTCTCGTCGGTGAGGTCGGCGAGGCGGAACAGCGGCGGCGCGGGCGTCACCAGCCCTGCCCCGCGCGCAGTGCCCGGTGGTCGTCCAGCAGGCGCTCGTAGCGGCCCTGCAGGGTCGCCAGCGCCGTCCGGGCCTCATGGAGGCGGTCCAGCGCGGCGTAGAGGGTCGTGCGGTAAAGGGCGACCTCCCGTCGGAGGTCATACTCGGCGAGGGCGAAGTGCTCGCGCGCGAGCGCCTCAGCCGTGGGGGTCGATGTCGTGTAGACTGACGCGGTCACTTGAGCCTCCCAAGCAGGTTCCTGCGACGGTTACCGGCGCGCTTGGGGTTCCCAGCCCCCAGCGCGCCGTCATTCTCTGCGGTCGGCCCGGCCGACACCAGCCACAGAATCTAGCGGCGTCGGGTCGAGCGGACCACTGCCGGTGCCGCCACGCGCCGCACCCCGGGCACCGCGAACCCCTCGCCCATCTGGTCAGCCAGCAGCTGCAGCCCCTTCTCGTTGGCGAGCACCAGCAGGTTCCGCAGGGCGACGGGCACCTCGGGACCGCTCGCGTAGGCCAGCAGCGCGGCGAAGTCGAACACCTCGGGCACGTAGCGCACGCTGACCGCCACGCCCGGCGTGGGCGTGCTCACCGGCACCACCACCGGGGCCATGAACTCCTCGACCGGCGCGGCCTCGATGTCGCGCGCGAGCGCCTCCTGCCCCTTCGCGCGCTGCGCCGCGGCGTCGGCCGCCCGGTCGGCCTCGGCCTGCGCCCGGGCCGCGGCTTCGGCGTCGCGCCGGGCCTGCTCCTCGGCCTGCTTCCGGGTCCACTCGTAGCCCCCGATCGCCCGGTTCAGCGCGTCGAGCGCCACGGTCGCGGGCAGTAGGCGCTGCCGCAGTTCCTCGCAGAGCGCCTTGTGCGCGGCGTGCGCCCGGGCGACGTGCGGCTTGTAGCCCGCCTCGATCTCCGCGATCAGCGCCTTCACGCCCTCGCGATACTCCACGGCGAGCGCGGCCGTCTCCGGCCCGTCCACCACCCACGTAGCGACCTCGGCGAGGTCGATCGCCGTCGCGGGTTCAAAGCGCACCAACTCAGTCGGCATCGGGAATCTCCAGTTGCAGTTGCAGCTGCGCCACCGTGACGCAGGCATGGAAGTGGCGCAGGTCGCCGCGCGTCTCGCGGCAGAGCGTGAGCTTCGGTGCCCCGCTCGGCAGCAGTTCGATGATGGCGCGGGCGTGCGGCTCGGGCTGCGGCGCGGCGTAGGCCGCCAGCTGCAGCGGCGTCCACGGGGCCGCCCGCCCGCTCTTGAAGTCGATCACGACCGGCAGATCCTGCCCGCGCAGGCGGCACCGCAGGTCGAGCCACCCGGCGTAGGTCGTCCCGTCCACCAGTTCCTCGGCCCCGAGCACCTCGATGCCGAAGGTGGTGAGCGCCGTGCGCCCCGCCTCGTAGTAGCGCAGGTCGCTGCCCCGCAGCCCCGCCTGCGCCGCCGCGTCCCCCTCGCGGGTCAGCACGGCCAGCGCCTGATGCACCCGCGTGCCCCGGGCGCGGGCCTCGGCCGTCCACCACGGCGAGGTGAACCGGCACCGCTGCAGGATCTGGGTGACGGACAGCACGCGCTGCCCGTCCCGCCAGAACGTGTGCGTGTCGTGGTCGAACCGCAGGGGCGGCATCAGACGAACGCCCTCGGAGGCGTCGGGATGGTCACCCCCGGCGTCGTCGGCCGCCAGAGGTGCAGGACATGCGGGTGGCAGTCCACGTAGTCGGCCCGGCGCGGGTGCAACTGCATCACGACATCGTCGTCGTCCCAGCACACCCCCTTCAGAAAGACCATCTCGCGCCACGTCGGGATGCGCGACTTGGACGGGTCGCCCGTCCGCTGCGCCCGGGCGCTGACGTGGTCCCACCCCTCGCCGTCTGAGGCGAGGAAGACCAGTTCCCACCCCGCCTCGACGCTCGGCACGACGAACGCGCCGTTGTGGCCGTCGCGGCGGTCGCTGGCGACCGGCCCCTCCGTGATGCGTGCCCCCTCGGGCACATGGAAGGCCATCACCAGTTCTGGTAGAGCAGCACGGGGATCCCGCGCATCTCGTCGTAGCCCTCGCGCAGCAGGGCGTGCTTCGGCGCGCACCAGAGGTAGTCGCTGCGCGTCTCGACCCGCCACCCGGCCGCCTCGGCCATCGCCAGCACCTCAGGCCACGCCAGCTGCGCCGTTTCGAGCAGCGTCGCCTGCGGCACCTCGACCAGCGGCACGGCCTTGAAGTCCTTGGGGGGCTTGTGCTCGCGCGACGTGCGGGCGCTCATTCGCTCGTCCCCTTCGGGCGCAGGGCGCGCCGGGCGGCACTGACCAGCCCGCCCTTCCGCCCGGCCTCCCGCGCCGCCGCGCTGTCCCATTCATGCGCGGTCCCGCGGCGGTGCGCCGCCAGCCCGCCCCGGCTCGCCAACACGCGCTGGCGCTCCGGGGTCATCGTCGCAAAGCCCTGCCGCCGTTTCGGGCGTGCCTCCTCCATCACAGACCTCCGAGATCGTCACTGGCGTTGGCATCCGCCTCGCGCGTGTAGACCAGCCCGCCGTCGGCGTCGATGCTGACGCCGTGGTCGCCGGGGTTCTCCATCGCCGACAGCACCTTGCCCAGCTGCGCGCCGGGCGCGATCTGGCTGGTCGAGGCGTAGCCGAAGAGCGCGAAGATCAGCTGCTTGACCTGCGCCTCGGTGTAGCCGTTGGTCTTCGCCACCTTGAACAGCAGGCCGCGGTCCTTCGCCGTGATGCCCGCGACGGGGTCTTTGATGACCCGCTGCTCGTCGGGCGTCGGCCCGGTGGCGTTCACCGGCTTGCTGACCGGCTTGGCCGTGGGCGGCTCCTTCTTCGGCGCGGGGGCCGGGCGCGCGGGCTTGGGCGACGCGGCGTCCTGCGCCTGCTTGCCGTCGTCGTCCTCGCTCGCCACCCCGGCCATCGCCAGCAGGCCATACCGGCGCAGGTAGGTCACCAGCGACCCGACCTTCTGCGGGGCGACCTCGCCCGAGGGGAGCTTCAGCGTCGTGGCGATCCACTGCCCGGACTGGTGCAGCAGCCGCGTCTCCACGGCCACCACCAGCCCGCTGCTGCCCGGCGGGCGCTGCATCGAGACGCCCTGCAGGATGGCGATGCCCTGCCCCGCCAGCGCGGGCTGGATGGCCGCCAGCACCGCCGCGAGGTCGGCGTAGCGGTAGGAGTACTTCTCGGCGTCGGCCGTCTGGGTCGTCTTCAGCGGCTCGTATTTCAACTGCGCCTGCGCGAGCGCGGCGGCCAGCTTCTCGATGCTGGCACTGTGGGTGAACACCTCGCCGACGGGCGGCGGGGCGGGAGTCTGCTCGGTCGGGTCCATCACTTGCCTCCAGTGGGCTTCTGCGGGGTCACGATCTTCACATGCGGCGAGAGGATGTCCACGAAGATCAGGTGGTCCCCATGCGCGACGACGACGCCGCTGGTCGTGCGGCTGCGCGGGCGCTCGTTCGGGTAGGCGGCGAGCCGGGCGGCGACCGCCCGGAAGCAGCCCTCCAGCGCCCGCGCCATGGGCACGGTCAGGTGGAGGTTGTCAGCCTCCTCGATGCGGACGTGGATCTTCACTTGGTTCGCTCCAGTGTCTGCGCGTCCTGCGCGGTCAACTGCTCGACGGTGACGGTGCGCCCGCACCACATCGCCATGCACTGCCAGCGGGCGTAGTAGGCGTCGTACCGCATAAAGCGCCCGCACGCCGGGCACTTGATCCAGCCCGGGTTCACAGTGTCCCCGGCCGGACCAGCGTGATCGGGTGCTCGCTGACCGGCAGCACCGCCGGGACCAGCAGCAGCCCCTGCTGCACGGCCGACTCCAGCGCCAGCCGCACGATGTCCTCGCTCACGCCCAGCCCCGCGACCACGTCCTCGGTGATGCGGTCGGCCCGGACGTAGGTCTGCCCGTCGAGCGCCCGGTTGTCCACGTCCACCATGCCCTCGGTCAGCCGCAACTGCACGGCGTTGATCAAGGCGGTGACCACGCGCTGGCGCTCCAGCGTCAGGTTCGTGCCCGGGTTCTCCTGCTTTGTCATCGCTTCTCTCCTCGAAAGCCGTAGAGCAGTTCGAACGCCAGCGTCTGCAACTCCGGCCAGATGATCGACGCGGGCACCCGGACCACCCGGGCCACCCGCAGCTTCGTGGGCAACGACATCGTCGCCTCGCGGTAGAGCGTCGCCCGGCTGATCCCCGCCCGCCGGGCGATGACCGCCCCGGGCTGCGGGACCAACTTCAGCAGCAGCGTCAGCCGGTGCCCCCGCGGGGCCGCTGACAGCGCCGCGATCAGGTCGTCTCTCGTCATGGGCGGTAGGATCGCACGCCGCGAGCGCCGCGCACCAAGTATCTCGCAGGCCAGCCAAAATACGCGAAAAGCCTAATGTTTACTGGGGGGTTGACAGCTACGCTAGGTTTCGACGTATACTCCATCTCACGTCGGCGCTGCGGCGCGGCGGTCCTGCCAGTCGGCGGGGCACTGGAGACGAGACAATGAGTGCAAACATCGCGACCATCAACGGACAGAACGCCATCGCCTACATCGGCAGCACCCCGTGGCACGGCCTCGGCACGCGCCTGCGCGGCGACGTGCGCTACTCGGTCGAGCAAGTGCTCGCCGCCGCCCACCTCGACTGGACCGTGGCGGTCGAGCCAATCTTCAACGCCGACGGCACGCGCCTGCACAAGGGGCAGGTCGTGCGCCGCACCTCCGACAGCCGCGAACTGGCGATCGTCGGCCCGGCCTACACCGCGGTCCAGAACCGCGAGGCGGCGTCGATCTTCGACATCGCGATCAGCGAGTACGGCGCGTCCATCGAGGTCGCAGGCGCGCTGGGCGACGGCGAGGTCTGCTGGGCGCTGGCGCGGCTGGCGGGCGGCGACGTGGACGTGACCGGGCAGGGCGACAGCGTCAACGGCTACGCGCTCCTGAAGTGGGGCCACGACGGCTCGACGGGCGTGAACGGCTCCGCGACGGCCATCCGCGTGGTCTGCCAGAACACGCTGGCGCTCGCGGCGTCGAGCGACAAGGCGACCTTCGCGAAGATCCGCCACACGGCGAGCGCGCAGGACCGCATCAAGCAGGCGCGCTCGCTCTTCACGGGCCTGACCAAGACGCTGGTCGCCACGGGCGACACCTTCGCGCAGCTGGCGTCCAAGCGCCTCACGTCGGCGCAGATCATCGCCTACGTCGAGGCGGTGTTCCCGGGCGAGGCGGGCGTCGTGAGCGACACGCTGAAGGCGCGCCGGGCGACGGTGTCGCAGCTGGTCTTCAACGGCGTCGGCGTGCAGCAGGCCACGGCGCTGACGGGCGGCGACCCGAACGCATGGTCGGTCTACAACGCGGTCACCGAGTACTTCGACCACGTCCGTCCGGCCGAGGCCCAGTCGGTCAACGGCCGCGACAACGCGAACGTCTCGGCCCTCTTCGGCGGCAACGCCGACATCAAGGCGCGGGCGCTGGTGCAGGCGCGCCAGCTGGTCGCCGCCTAGTCACCCACCGCCGGGGGCTGCGGCCCCCGGCCCTTCACTGGAGAACGACCGTGAACAGCTACCCCCGCATCCCGACCCTCGACGCGCAGCGCGCCGGGGAACCCGCCGAGGCGTTCGGCCTCCGCGCCTTCAGCTACCTCGTCGCCGAGCGCGTGCCGGTCGGCCTGCTCACCCGCGAGCAGCAGGCCGCCGCCCTGCACTTCAGCCTGCTGCTGGTGACCGCCCCCGACGTGGCCGCGAGCGTGCTCGCGCGCTGGGCCGACGTGCGCCACCAGCTGGCCGTGGCCCTCGCGCAGCCGGTCGTCGCCGAGACGGCCTCTGTGGCGGCCCCCACGGCCCCCCAGAGCGCGCCAAAGGCCGGGGGTGCCCGTGTGGCCCGCCCGGTGCCCCCGACGCGCCCGACGCCCCCCAGCGCCGCCGTCAGCCCCCTCAGCGGGAACCCGCTGCCGGAGCCGCTCGCCATCACCGCCCGGCTCGCCGCGGCGCGCCGCCGGTCCCTCGCCACCCCGCTGCCGGAAGGAGACGCACTGTGAGCACCCCCTTACGCGACCTACTCCACCCGAGCGAACTCCTCGCCAACGCGCTCGCCGACTGCTTCGCCAAGCAGCGCCGCGTCCTGATCGTCGGCACCCGCGCGGGGAACCTCCCGCAGTGGGTGGCCGAGCACCCGCAGGTCGTCCAGTGGTCCTCGGAGGGACCGGAATCACAGAGGGCAAAGGCGTTCCCCGAGGGGGTCGCCGTCGTGCTGTTCTTCAAGTGGATCGGCCACCGCAACCACAAGCGCATCGTGGACCTCGCCCGGGAGACGGGCGTCTTTGCCCACCCGCAGCTGCTGGGCACGGGCGAGGTCCGACGGCTCCTGCAACCGCTCCAGCCGGTGGAGACACCGACGCCGGAGGCGGTCCCTCCGGCGCGGCCGACGTGGGAGGGGTCGCTCTTCGGGTTCGTGGAGGCGAACTACCAGTACGCCACCGAGCGCGGGCACCAGAAGACCGAGGGCGAGCGCCTGCTGCGCCTCGCCTACCAGCACGGCCTGACGACCACGCTGGCCTCGGTCACCAACACCGTCGGCACTGTCCACCGCGGCATCGAGCGGACGCGCGAGGAGGAGCGCCTGCAACGCACGCCGACCCCGCCGGACGTGGCCGAGCTTCTCGCGAAGCCGCTCGACGCGGCCAAGGTGGCGCACCTGACGCTGGCCGGGCAGACACCCCTGCCGACGGTGCCGACGGTGCCGACGGTCGCGCAGAAGCCCTCGGTGGCCGCACTGGTGGCCGCGGGGGCGACGACCGAGGCCGCGGTCGATACCTCGCTCTCGGAACTGCTGCGGATGCTGGACGACGCCGTGGCGGTCCTCGGGCTGGCCCGGGAGCAGCTGGTCGGCCTGAGCGCCCAGAACAAGGCGCTGCGGGGCAGCCGGGAGGCGCTGCGCGACAAGATGTTGGCCCTTTTCGAAGGGATTTAGTGGGGGGGGTTGACAGAAACCTAGCGTTCGGCGATACTGATGTCTCGGGGCGGCGCTGGGCCGCCCCGGGACACTGGAGACAGACCGATGGCAAAGACCAAGCTCACCGTGACCACCGACGCGGGCACCTTCACCCGCACGACCACCCGGACCTACTCGCACATCGTCGTCGTCAAGGGCGAGCGCCACGAACTACTGCAGGCCGAGCGCCTCGCGGGCATCGCGCAGTGCCTGAAGTACGCCGCCGAGTACGAGAAAACCGTCGCCACCGGAGTCAGCCGCGACGACCGCACCGACTGGCACCGCGAGCAGACGGCGAAGAACATCGCCGACGGCAGCTACGCGAAGTGGATCGCGTCGTATCGCGCCGAGGCCGCCGAACTGGCCGCCCGCGCCCCGATCACCGCTGACGCGGGCGACACGTTCGGCATCCTCGGCTGGTGCGGGCGGCTCGACCTCGCGGGCAAGCTCGCGGCGACCGATCAGGCCAGCCGCTACCGCGAGGTTCGCATCTACGCGCTGGACGGCACGCGCGTCCGCTGAGAGACACCCGGCGGGGCTTCGGCCCCGCCCTTCACTGGAGACACGACGATGATCACGACCACGATTGAAAACGCCGACCTGCTGACCCCCGATGAGTTCCGCGCCCTGCGCGCCATCGCCAACAACCGCACCGCCAGCCTTGACGAGCAGGAGGGCTTCCTCCGGGTGGCCTTCCGCGGCTGGTTCGTCTACCGCGGCGGGCACCACGTCGCGCTGCACAAGCCCACGGGCGCGGCCGGAGCCGGTGGCCCGCGCGTGCTGTTCCTCGCGGAGGCCAGCGCGCTGGACGAGTTCGACCTTTCGGTGACGGGCCTCGGCGAGTCGGTCGTCCGCATCGAGCCGTTGACCGCCGCCGCCCGCGGCTGGCTGAACGAGTACGCCGCCAGCGCGCCGTGGCAGTGGCTCGGCCCGGCGCTCTGCGTTGAGCACCGCTACGTCGCCCCACTGCTCGGCGGCGCGCACGAAGCCGGGCTTCGCATCACCGCGCAGCAGTAACCCTCAGACCACTGGAGACACGACCATGGACCGACAGACCGCCGCCCGCCACATCGCCAAGGTGTTTGCCTTCCTCGCCTGCGGGCAGCCCGAGCAGGCCCGCGTCCACGCCCAGCAGCTGGTCCGCTGGCTGCAGAGCATCTAACCCCGACCGACACTGGAGACACGCCCGTGACCAAAACCAACGAAGTCGCCGCCCTCGACCGGTTCATCGCCGAGCTAGGCCCGCACTCCTACCTCGGCCCGTGGCTCGCCGACCAGCGCGACGCCATCGTGGCCGACATCGCCAAGGACTGGCCCGTCACGCCGCTGCTGCCGAGCGCGGCCTACCGCAAGGCCAACCAGATCATCGCCGACGCGCACGTCTCGGCGACGGTCATCACCGACCTCGCCCGGGACAAGGCCGAGACGCTGCGCCGCGAGACGCAGAAGGCGTGCGACGAGCAGCGCGGCTACGTCGCGACCCTCATCGAGCGCGCGGCCAGCGACGCCGTGCGCGTCCTCAGCGGGAGGGGCCGATGAGCGCCGACAAGCGCCAGCGCGGCAACGCCCACTGGACCCGCCGTCGGCTGGCGGCGGGCCTCCCGGCGGGCAACCTGCGGACGGGCACGCCGCCGCCCCGTGCCCCCCGCTACGAGGTCCGGGTGACGCGCGACGGCGTCATCCGCGCGACCATCCTCGACGCCGAGGGCGCTCGCCAGACGGTCCACGACGCCGTCCACCTCGGCCTCCCGGTCAGTTGCCGCCTGCTCGCCTACGACGAGCCGGGCTTCCCCGGGATTCGCGAGCAAAAGGTGGGGGCTTGACAGAAACCTACCGCTGGGAGTAATCTTGTCTGGTGGTTCGGCGTTGGGCCGGGCCACCTCACTGGAGACACGACAATGACCATCACCGCCAAGTTCGCCGGAACCTGCACCGCCTGCCGCGCCGCCATCGCCCCCGGCCAGAGCATCCTCTGGGCGCGCGGCGCTGGCTCGCGCCACGCCAACCTCTCGGACTGCCAAGCCGCGCAGGCGCTCGCCGCCGTGCAGGTCGCCGCGCAGGCCGTCGCCCCGGCCCCCCAGCCGGTCGTCAGCCTGAGCGCGCTGGTGGCCTTCCTGAAGGCGGCGCGCGAGCGCGGCCTGAAGTTCCCGAAGACGCGCTTCGCCGCCCCCGGCAACGGCGAGCTTCTGCTCTCGCTCGCGGGCGACACATCGAAGAACCCCGGCGCGGTCTACGTGAAGCTCAACGGCGAGTACGCGGGCAAGGTGACGGCGCAGGGCGCGGCCTACGGCCTCGACGCGCTGCTGCCGACGCTGCGGGCCATCGAGGCCGACCCGGCCGCGGCGGGGGCGTCCTACGGCGCGCTGACGGGCCGCTGCAGCTTCTGCGACAAGGCGCTGACCGACGAGGGCAGCGTCGAGGTGGGCTACGGCCCGGTGTGCGCCCGCCGCTACGGCCTGCCGCACGCGCCCAAGGGCAGCGCCACGGTCGTGCCGGTCGTCCACGCGACGCCGGACCCGGCCAAGGTCGCTGCGTGGGTGACGGTGGCCGAGGCCGCCTACGACGCGCAGGACGGCTTCAGGGGCGACTGCGACGGCACCGAGGACTGGAACGCGCTGGCGGCCCGCGAGGCCAGCTACGAGCCTCTGTAGGAGGCGTTCGACTGGGGCGCGGGCATGGGGTCCGCGCCCTTCACTGGAGAGACGACCATGAGCACTGTTCACGCCACCATCGACAAGTTCGACCGCACGCTCGGCAACCTCGACGGGCTGCCCGATGTCGTGCAGACCCGCCCGGCCACCATCCGGGTGACCGACATCGTCAGCACCGAGACGTTCATCGTGCAGACGGTGCGCCACATTGGCGACCTCGTCTTCATCGAGCACGTCCGCGACGGGGTCACCGTCCGACTGGTGCTGCCGCCCGCCGTCACCGAACTGATCGCCCGGCAGCGCGACGCGGTGGCCTACCTCGCGAAGCGCAAGCAGGGCCAGCGGCTCGCCGCGGCCCAGCAGGACGCGCCGCCTCGGCGCAACCCGCTGCTCGACCCCAAGGTCCGCGCGAAGGCGCTGGCCGCCCGGAAGGCCAAGGCCGCGAAGCGCAAGGCGCGCCGCGCGGCCCGCAGCAAGTAGTTCACTCGGCCGGGGGCTTCGGCTCCCGGCCACTTCACTGGAGACAAACGGCCCATGATCGAACTGTTCGGCGCACTCCTCGCGCTCGTCGCCCTCCTCGTCGTGCTGGGCTGCGGCGTCTTCGTCCTCGGCATGATCTGGGTGGCGGTGACGGACGGCGCGACGCACCGCGCGCGGCAGGAACGCGAGCAAGCCGAGCGCGAGAGGATGGTCTGGATCGCCGAAGACCCCGAGCGCGCCAAGCGCGCCGACGCCGCGAATCAGCACTTCCACATGCGCGGCTACAACTAACCCGTTTCACTGGAGACACGACCATGCGAGATCCGAAAAGCGTCGCGCGCGTGAGCGGCTACAGCTTCGCGCAGGAATACCACCTCGACTGGGAGACGCGCACCGCGATGTTCTGCCAGCAGGTCGTCGCCGAGGCCCGGAGCCTCTCGATGCCGACCACCAACGCCATGCGCCACGACCGCACGCTGACGCTGCTGGGCGACCCGCCCGAGCGCGGCGTGACCTTCACCATCGTCGGCCCCGTCGGCCCGCCTGAGCGCCACGCGCTCGCGTCCGGCTGGGTCCAGAAAGGCAAGGCACCCCATGTTGATTGACGTGACGATTCAGACCACCGGGACCGACTACCGCGAGGCGGGGGGCGTCGTGCGCCTCCCGCCCGAGGCGCAGATGGTCCGCTACAACCCGCGCGACTCCACGCGCGCCGCCGAGGTGATCGGCGACCGCCGCAAGCTCGCGCGCACGCTGCGCGAGGCGGGTTACACCGTCGAATGGGCCGACCCCAACCCGGCGGTGGCGCTCGGCTCGCGCACGTCCCCGGCGCGGGCGGTGGCGTCGGCGGCCAACGGCAGGCTCTCGCACGGGCGGCCGCGCAGCGAGGCGCTGCTCTGCCCGGAGCCGCTCCTGACGACGCTGCTGCGCCTCGACAAGGGCACGCTCGCGGATCTGGTGTGGGTCGCCCTCGGCAGCACGGATCCGAAGGACGCGACGCGGGTGTTGCAGGCGACAGACCATCGTCGGTCGCTCGTCACGCAGGCGGTGTCGCCATGATCGCCGCCACCGTCTGTCGCGGCTGCGGGCGGGTGCAGCCCGGCTGGGAACTGTCGCATGACGCCGACGGCGTGTCGTGGCACCCGGACTGCTGGGAACGCGCGCAGGGGCAGCGGTGGTCCCCGCCGCCGGTCCCGCTGACGGACCTCGCACAGTTGATCGCCGCGAAGCCCGCGCCGGGCGACTATCACCAGTGGCGCGGCTGGTACTCGTCGGTGTTGGCGCTGATCCTGCGCCTCTCGCTCGATGAGCACCGCGCCGACGATGCGCGGCTGACCGAGCGCCAGCGCGCGGTGCGCTACGGCGTCTGGCGTCGCCGGGTGAAGCCGCGCCCGCGGCAGCTGGAGGCCGCGGGGATGCCGGACTATCTCGTCAGCTACTGGCGGCGCTACTGGCAGCGTCGGGCCGCGCGCCGCCGCGCCGCCGCTCGGCGGGCGTCTGGTCGTTCTGCTGCCACCGCGTGAACGCCTGATAGAGCACGGGGCTGGTGGCGAGCATCGCGCTCAGGAGGTTCGCCTCGCCCCGGCCCAGTCGCGCCATCAACTCTTCGACCGAGATGCCGAGGTGCGCGGCTTTCTCCGGCACGTACTTCGCGAAGTAGTCCGCGAAGCCGTAGTGCTCGCCCGCTGACCGCTTGCCATACTTCGTCCCGAACAGCGACCCCGTCTTCGACAGCATCTGCCGGATCCCGGTCCACGCGCGGGCCGCGTAGTTGTTCTTGTCGATGCCGCGCGCCGCCGCGAGGTCGGCCAGCCGCCCGTGGATCACGTCTTTCGCCGGGTCGGGCACCACGCCGAACGTCGGCCCCGTGTAGACGCCGCGCTGCGGGTCTTCCGCGATCTTCGCCCAGTGCGTGTCGAGCGCCGCCGAGTCGGGGTGCCCCAGCATCGCGCGCATCATCGGGCCGACCTTCGTGCCGCTGATCTCTTCCCCGCGCGACACGCGCTGCAGGTTCGGCGCGTAGCCGCGCTCCATGGGCACGGCCTTCCCCCGGAACTTCTTGGAGACAGCCGTCTGCGCGTAGGGGCTGCTGCCGAAGTCCGGCTGCAGGACCGGCTCGCCCGCGAGGTCGCGCCGCATGTATTCCGAGGCCGCGCGCAGGTTATCGCTCAGGTTGGTCGTCGGCGACGAGGCGGCGAGGTAGCCCGCGAACTTCTTGATCGCGTCCGGGTTCGTGCCGTCGGGGTTGTACGCCTTCTCGATGTCGGTGCCGTAGAGCCGATACCAGTCGCCCGTGCCGTGCTTCTCGATGTACTGCTGCCCGATCTCTTCCATCAGCGCCGTCCGCATGTCGAACAGCGTCATCGACGGCGAGGGCGGCGTCTCGGCGATCCGCGACTTGTCGGCGACCGACGCGGGGATCTCGTCGCGGAACGACTTCCACATCGCCGCCGTGGTCGGCTCCGGCATCGGCTTGTCCATGAACTCGCGCCACTGCCCCACGGGCGCTTCGCCGACCGCCTCGCCCTTCACCGGGTCGAGCGTGTAGATCGCTTTCTGCGGCGCAGGGTCACGCAACGGGTCGCCGAGCGGCGCGTAGCGGTCGAACCCCTCGCCCGCCTCGCCGCGCACCGTCGCCTGCCGCACTTGCTTGGCGATCGCCGCCGACTGCGCGGCCCGGCCCGGCACGTTCCCCGCCTTCTCCGCGACCGTGTCGGCCTTGTAGCGCCGCGACGAGTCGAGCACGACCGAGGGCACGCCGTCGATGTCGGTGCGCCACCCGCCGAAGTAGCGCCCCTTTTTCGAGAGCACGTCGCGGTTGGCCTGCACGAAGTCCACGACGTGCTGCTGCGTGAAGTCCGCGAGCGGCACGGTCACGACGCGGTCGGACGGCGCGTTCGAATACACGCTGACCATCGAGCCAGTGCTTGGCTCCCGCCCGTTCTTCAGGTCGATCGTGATCCCGAAGCTCTCCGGGTCCACCAGCCGGTTGTAGATGGCCTTCGCCGTCGAGGCTTTCGACACGCCGAACCGCACCTCGCGCGGCTTGATCGACCCCGCCTCCTCCAGCCCCTTCATGCCGCGCCCGGCCGCCATCCCGAGGCCCGCCACGCCCGCGCCCATGCCCGCCGCTTCGAACACGGCGTGCCGCGTCTCGTCGTCAGGGATCAGGCTCTTCGCGAGGTCGGTGTCGGCGAGCGCCTGCGACGACAGCCCGATGGCCGGGCCGATGAGCGCCTGCTTGCCCGCGCCCGCCAGCCCCCGGCCCAGCCGGGAACCGAACGACCCGAGCGCCTCCGCGCCCGCGCCGACCGCCGCGCCTGCTTCCTCCCCCGCCCGCGCCAGCCCCCCGCCACGCAGTCCGAGTGCCCCGAGGCCCGTCTGCACGCCCCCGCTGATGATCTTGCCGGGACGGCCCTCCTGCACGCCCTCAAGGCCCGTCTGGAGGCCCGCGGCCGCCATCGCCGCCGCCAGACCCTTCCCGACCATCTCGACCGGGCGCGCAAGCCGGGTCGCCGCCGCCAGCGGCCGGAGCGCCTCCTCGCCGAGGAACGCGGCGTTGAGGGGCGAGGTCTGGTCCGCGATCAGGTTCGCCAGCTTCTGGAGGTGCGGGTGGGTCGCGCCGAGGTCGGGCGCGCCCAGCATCGGCGTCTGCAGCCACTCCGGCACCGCCCCGAGGCCCGCGGTCGCGACCGGCGTCTTCGCGAGCGCGTCGTAGGCGCGGCTCTCGGTCTGCGGGTCGAGCGGCTGGCCCTCGTCCAGCGTCGAGTCGATCTGGTCCTGCTGCTGCAGCAGGCGCTGGTTGAAGCGCAGGTCGTCATCGACGCTGCCGTCGTGCCCGTAGACCGTGTCGGGCGCAGGCGCGTCGAGCACGCCCGGCGTCGGGCCGCGTCCTTGCGTGATGTTGAAGTGCTCGGCCTTGGCCTCGGTGTTGGTCAAGTCCTGATGCCCGAGCGCGGCCAGCCCGCCGTGGTCGAGCAGCGACAGTTCCAAGATCGCGCGGCGCATCACGGTCGCCATGCCCGGCACGGTGCCCTTCCGCAGCGCGTCTGCCATCGCGAGCTTCGTCTTCGCCGACATCAGGTTGTAGAGCGGCGAGCGCATCACGCGCACCGTCACGGCCGCCGCCGGGGCCGCGAGCGCGCCTGCGCCCACCGTGCCGAGCAGGCTCGCGCCGCCCGCGTGCGCGGCATACCCGGCCCCGCCCGTGAACCCGGCCAGCGTCGCCATCGACCCGAACAGCCCGCCGCCGACGTGCCCCACGCGCCGCTCGGTGGTCGAGGCCGCCGCGTCGCTGAGGCGCTTCCAGAACGACAACTCGTTGCTCTGGTCGGCGACCTGCTGGCCCATCAGCGCGTCGCGCGTCGTCTCGACCTCGCCGCGCGCCGACCGCATCGCGCCCTTCATCGACTCGTCGGCCATGGACGAGAGGAACCCGGTGCCCTTCGCCCCGGCGACGATCTGGCCCCAGTCGGCCGCGAGGCCGCGCAACTGCTGCGCGTTCATCTCCGGCCCGTAGGCGCGCACGGTGTCGGCGAGCTTCGCGATGTTGTTCGTGAACGCCGGGTCGCTCGACACGAACTCGCCCGCCGCGTTGAGGTCGCCGAACTTCATCCGCAGCGCGTCGATGCGCCGCGCGAGCGGCCCCGTCGCCATGCGCGTGCCGACGAGGTCGGTGTTGATCACGTCCCCGATCTCACCCATGGCCTGCGCGATGCCCTGCTCGGCGGTGCTCTGCGCGCCGCCGCCGATAGCGCGCTGGATCATCTGGCCCGGGAACCCGCGCGGGCTGGCGAGGCCGGTCTGCTGGATCTCCGACCCGAGGCCCGACACCACGTCCTGCAGGCGGCTGGCTGCGTCCTGCAGCGCCGAGATGTTCGTGTCCGACGGGTTCAGCCCGCCGCGCCCGGTGGCGAGCGACGCGCGGATCTCCTGCAGCGCCTGCGTAGATTCGGGCGCGAGGTTGATGACGGCCTTGCCGTGCGCGGTAAGCAGCCCGTCGGCGGTCGCGCGGATCCGGTCGCGGATGCTCTTCAGTTTCGGCGCGATGTCCGGCTGCAGGCGCGCGGCGTAAGCGGCGTCAAGGCTGGTGCCGATCGCGTCGGCCTGCGACTGCGCGTAGTCCACGATGCCCTGCAGCCCGCCGCCCTCGCGCCACGGCGCGGCCGCGGACAGCGGCACCTCGCGGATGATCTCCTGCGCGTTGCGCCCGACGAACTTCTTCCACGCCTCCTTGCCCGGCGCGATGACCCGCCCGAGGCTCTTCTCCGCGGCGCTCTCCAGAAACGGCGCAAGCCGCTTCAGGACCGGCGCGGTCGCATCAATCGCTGCGCCCCCGATGCCCCCGTAGACCGCCCCGGTTTCAGCGTCGTTGTCGAGCAGCTGTCCGTAGAGCGCGCCCTTCCCGACGTTCTGCAACGCCCAGTTGGTGGCCCCGGTCGCGCCCGCCTCCGGCAGCGCCGCATCCGCCGCCAACATGGCCCCGATGTCGCCGACGGCCCCGCCGAACTTCTCCCCGGCGTTCTTCAGGCCGAGCGGCCCCGTCGGACTACTCAGCGCCTCAAACTGCCCCACGGCCGACGCGGGATCCTCCCCGCTGAGATACTGCTCCGCGTTGGGGTCCGGCGAGAACCGCGCCGCGAACCGGGCGGCGTTGAGCGGCGCTGTGATCACGTCCGTGGTGAGCCGCTTCCCCTCGCCGATGAGCGCCGTGAACGGATTGATCTGGCGGATGTAGTCGTTGTAGAACCGCGTCAGCGGCGTGTCCCCGTAGTCCTCCGGCGTCGGCGGCGGCATCAGCCGCTGCTGCAACGTGTCCAGCCACGTCGCGGTCGGGTCGCCCGCCTCCGGGGGGACATCGACCGTGCCCGGGAACGCGGCGAGGCCGCCGCTCGCGCGCACGTTCGCCGGGGTGATCGAGAGCGCCGAGGGGCCGACGACGGAGATGTCGCCCTTCGCCATCTACTGCTCCTGCCGCACGATCTGGCCCGCCGCGTTCTTCCCGAGGATCTTGTAGCGTTTGCCGTCGCCCGGGTCGGTGTAGACCAGCCCCGCGCCCTCGGTGTCCACCACGCCCTGCGCGGCCCCCGCCGCCTTCTGCGTGGGCGTCGCGGCCTGCGCTTCGGCGGCCCCGGGGATCAGGCGACGCCCGCCGCTCCCGCGGATCTGCGCGGGCGTCTGCGTCACGCCGGGCGCGACCCCGCCGCCGCCCCGGAACTTGGTGGCCTGCTCCTGCGCGGCCTGCTCGTCCGCGATCTGCTTCTCCGCGTCGCGGACCCAGTAGCCCCGGATCGGGTTGGTCTTCGACCCGCCCTCGGGCATGATGAACATCCCCTCGGGGATCCCGCGCGCCTTCAACATCTGGCCGTAGCCGTCCACCAGCATCTCGGCCCCGGCCTTCCCTGACTCGTAGGACCGCCGGAGCACATCCGCCATCTGCTCGCGCTGCTCGGGCAGCAGCGCCTGCCCGTTCCAGACGCGGTTCGCCATCGCGCGCGGGTTCGACACGCCCGCCCGCGCCAACTCGATCCGCAGGCTCTCTTCATCGCCCACGCGCGACGACCCGGGATGCTTCGCGCGGATGAACTCCGCGATCAGCGTCTGGTCCGAGACGCCGTTCGGGTGCGGGTCGTTCATCGTGCCGAGGAACTGGTCGTAGAGCGCCCCCATCTGCTGCGCCTGCTGGTAGACCTTGTTCTGCGCCAACTTGGTCGCGATGGCGCGCCCGGCCAGTTCCTGCTGCGGCGTGAGCACCGCCGTGCCGTGCTGCTTCGCGCTCGCCCGCAGGTTCGCGGCCTGCGCGTCGAGCAGCGCGTTGGCCTTGCGCGCGTGCTCCAGCGCGAGCTTCTTCATCTCCTCCGACTGCGACTCGTCGGTCGCGACCTTGTTCCACTCGTCCTTCGTCAACTGCAGGACCACGTCGGGCGTCGGCTCCTGCCCCGTGCGCGCCTTGATCATCGCGATGTGGTCCTGCACCTCGCTGTTGACCTTCTGCTCGATGGCCGAGGTCGTCGCGCCCGCCGACGCCGACGGCGGCAGCGCGTTCGTCAGTTCGCGCCACGACCGCAGCGACCGCGTCTCGCCGTCGATGCGGATCGCCATGCTGTCATCGAGCTTCGACTCATCGAACAGCCGCCCGGCGTCCTTCGCCCGCTGCCGCATCACGTCGATGACCTTTTCCAGCTTGCCCGCGAGGTACTCCTGCCGCCGCGTGTCCGCGCCGACCTGCGCGCCCTGCCACGCATCCATCACGTCGATGCCCTGCTTGGCGTAGAGCGGCGCTTGCGCCTTCAGCCACGCGAGGCCGTCGGCGGGGTTTGCAAACGACTTCGCCTTCTCGGCGAGCGCGGCGATGATGCTGGTGTTGTGCTCCAGCCGCTGCTGCTGGTCCTGCCACAACTGGTGGTCGCGCGCGTAGGCGTCCTGCGCCTGCTTGTATTTGAAGAGGCCGCGCTCCTTCAGGTCGGCGTTGTAGCCCTCGTTCCCGGCGTTCGCGCCCTGCAGCAGCGCCGCTGCGCCGACCTTCCCGCCGCCCGCCAGCCCAGTGATGAGCGCCGCGATGCCGGGCACGACGCCCTGCAGGATGGCGCGCTTCGGCGACGGGTAGAGTGTGTCCTCATCGAGCAGTCGCGGCGGCGTCGGGGGCGGCGTGTAGCCGCCGCCGAACATCGGCGACCCACTGGTGCCCGCCCCGCCCGTGCTGCCGCCTGCGTCCCCGCTGAACGGATCCGCGTTGAACGGGTCGCTGGTCGCCGGGCTGCGCGCAGGCGCGCCGCCGCCGAGCGCCGCCGCCAGCGCGTCGAGTGACCCGGACGCACCCGGCCCGGCCAACGCCTGCAGCCCCGTGTCGTCGCCGACGGTCGCGTTCGGGATCGGCACGATACTGGTGTCGTCGCCGGGGCGCACGACGAGGTCGTCGTACGGGCCACCCGTGCCGCCAAACGGGTTCTGCAGCGCCTGCTGCTGGAGCAGGGACTGCAGCGGGTTCGCCGCGCCGCCGAGCATCTGCGAGAGGTAGGAGGCCATCACCGATCACCACGACATGCCGATACCGCCGCTCATGTCCGTGCCCGCGTTGCTGCTGCTCATCCCGCCGAGCCACTTATCCCACGGCAGCTTGTTCACGACGCCCGCGCCGATCTGCCCGGCCGCCCCGATGAGCGCGCCCGTGCGCTGCGCGCCGATCTGGTCCTGCTGGTTCTGCATCTGCTGCAGCTGCATCATCTGGTTGAACGGGTCGGTGCCCGACAGCACGCTTTGCATGGCGGCCATGCGCTGCGTCGCCAGCGCGTTCGGGAGCGCCGAGGTCTGCAGCAGCGCGTCACCGCGCGACTGGTCGTCCAGATACTGCTGGCGGCGCAGCGAGGCCATCGTGGTCGCCGCGTTCATGCCCTGATTCTTCTCGGCCATCAGCGCCTGCACGACGTTGCCGAGGATCCCCGCGCGCGTCGCCTGCCACTGCTGCGCGAGCGCCGCGTCGTCGCCCCCGCGCGCCGCCAGCCCGCTCGACATCTGCACGGCCTCGTCGCGCCGCCGGTTGCGCTCGTCGGTGACGTACTGCAGCAGCGCCTGCTGCTGCCCGGCGCGGGCCTTCTGATACCCCGCGCTCGTCTCCGCGCCGAGCGCCTGCGCGACGCCGCTGGTGGGCGCGAGGCCGCGCGACGCCATCTGCTGCGCGTTCTGCTGGTAGGCGTCGTCCCGCTGCAGCGCGAGCGAGTCGAAGAAGCGCGCCTTCAGCGCCGCCTCGTCGGACGCCGAGAACGGCTCCGCGTTCAACTCGCCCATCCGCTGCTTGGTCGCCGCCGCGTACTGGTCGGTGTAGGCGTTCTTCGCCCCGCCGCCGCTGGCCGCCGCCTGCAGCGTCCCCAGTGCGGCGTTGAACCGCGGGTCGGGCGCGAGATAGCCCTGCAGGATGTTGTTGATGTCCCCGTAGTCGGGCGCGGCCTGATTCAGCTGCGTCATCCGCTGGTTCCACGCGGTGTTGATCGGCTGCGTGGTCGGGTCATCGAAGAAGTTGCCGAACGGGCTGCTGCCGCCCGGCGCGGCCCCGTAGCTCGGCGCGCTGTAGCCCCCGCCGTAGGGCGCGTTGGGATTCGTCATCTGGTAGCCTGCTGGCCGCGGCGCGTTGCCGCCGAACGACCCGATCGCGCTTGCGCCCGCGCCGACGAGGCCGCCCGTCATCGACCCCCGCACTGCGCCCGTCACCGCGTTATCGAACGTGTCCCAGCCCGACTGCTTCATCGGCTGGCCGTTCGCGTCCCACACCCAGCCCTTCGGCGCGGGGCCGTTGATCGCCGTCCAGAGGCTACCGCCCTGCGGGGTTGCCATCGGCCTACATGCTGCTGAACGGGTTGCGCGACTGCGCGTACTGCGTCATCGCCTGCTGCGCGCCCGGCGCGCTGCCCTGCAGCCACTGCGCGTAGCCGGGATCCTGCTGCTTCATGTAGGTCGGCAGCATCCCGGCGTACTGCCGCAGCAGCATGTCCCGCAGCGGCTGCTGCTGCGCGTACTGGGCCTGCTTCTGCGCGAGGATCGCGTTCATCGCGTCCATGTTGCCGCCCCCGCTCCCGCTGCTCCCGCTGCTGCTGCTCTTCTTCTTGTTCCCGAAGAGCGCGCCGAGGCCGCTGGCGATGAGCGGGATCGCGAACTGCCAGAACCCGAGGCCACCTACCGCGAGGCGCAGCGCCCGGCCACCGAGAAGATCGAACGGCTTCATCGTTACACCTCAAGCGCGATCATGAACGGCGCGTTGATCACCGACGACGAGAGATAGATCCGGTTCGCGTCGCAGCGCCGCGTCACCCGCAGCGGCACGATCTGCGCGCCGACGATCCGCAGCGGCAGCACTTGAATCATGTTGTACGGCACCGCCGCCAGCCCATGCACGATCGTGAACTCCGTGTTGGCCGTCGCCGCCGTGACGCCGTCGAAATAATACAGCTGCAGGTTCTCCGCGCGGCTGCTGGGGTCCGGCTGCCCGAGGCGCAGGTTCGTCAGCACGTACTCAAACGCCAGCTGCAGCGCCTTCCGCTGGTCGGTCGGGAACCCCGCCAGCACCTGATTGACGTAGCTGATTTGCGCCATTCAGACCCAGTAGGTGAACGCCGCGTAGAGGTAGAAGCCGTTGGCCGAAATCGGGAACGTGCCGGTCGCGGCCGCGGTCGGGTAGAAGGTCACTTGGTTCCCGCTGATCACGGCGTGCGCCACCACCCAGCTGCCCACGTTGCAGATGTAGGGCACCTCCTCGTTGATCGCGGGCACGGCCGGAAGCTGGACCTTCACGGACGCCGTCACGGCGCTCAGAGACGACGGGCCAATCGCGATCAGCACATACATCGTGCGACCGATGAGTGCCCACCGATAGACGACGTTGGCCTGCGGCACGGTCCATGTGCCGGTCGCCGCCGTGTAGAGCGCCGGGTTGTAGCCCGGGTCGTTCCACTCCCCCATGCCGTAGGGCCGGGCGCGCTCGCGCAGCGTGCCGTCGGTCTGCGCCGAGAACATCTCGGTCATCGCCGCCGGGTTCGCGCCCGCCCCCGCATAGCCCCAGCGGGACAGCCCGTCCACCAGCGTGATCTGCGACGCCCCCAGCGCGGTGTCGTCGCGCAGGTTACTGAAGCCGTCGTAGCGCACGTTGCAGCCCAGCACCATCCCGGTCGGCAGCCCCTGCTGCACGTAGCCCTTCGCGAGCACACCCGTCCCGTCGAGGGTCAGCTGGGGGCGCGTCCCCCGGATGGTCTGCGGGTAGGGCAGCCCCCCGCCGTTCACCGGGTTGACGAGCGAGGTTTCCAGCGCGACGACCTCCGTCTGCAGCGCGTTGAGGTGCGCGGCAAAGATCGTCTGCCCGTCGCTGCGGGCCGGAAACGCCACGGGACTGGTAGGGTAGGCCATGGCCGTCAGAAGGCGAAGTGCAGGTTTAGCGCGACAATCAGCGACGCGACCGCCGGGAACGCCCCGGCCGCCGCGGTGGCATAGAGCGTCGCCTGCGTCGCCCCGGGCGTGATCCCCCACAACGCTTGGGTCCACGTCCCGTTGACGTAGACGAGGTAGGTGCCCTGCTGTTGCACGCTCGCCGCCGGGAACGGCAACGTGAGCAGCAAGCCCGCAGTGGCCGAGCACGACCCGATGCCAATGACCGCGTTGACAAAGCACGTCCGGCCGACCAGCGAGTAGTAATACGCGATGGTTCCCGGGGTCCATGTGCCCGACGAGGCGCTGAACCACGCGCTCGTGGTCGGGGCCGTGATGAAATCGCCCAGCGGCTGCTGGCGCGCCCGTTCGAAGATCCCCCCCGCGCCGACGCCGAGAATCTGCACGGGGGACCGCGGGTTGGCCCCCGCGGGCAGGATGTAGCCATTGACCCCGGTCGTGAGCATCTGCAGCAGCGTCCCGCCCCGCGACGTGTCATCGAGGTTCCAATTGGCCCCGTCGTAGCGCGCGTTGAACAGCAGATCGAACTCTGCGGGGGACGCCTTCATCAGGTGCCCCTGATCGGGGAAGGTGAAGTCCACCCGCACTTCAGGGAGCGCGCCCGCGACCCGCTGCGGTGAGGGCAGCGCCCCGCCCACCAGCGCGGCCTCGATGGCCTGCACTTCATCCTGCAGCGCGTTGATGTGCTGCGCGAAGATCGACTGGCCGTCCACGCGAGCCGGAAACGCGACGGGCGACGCGGGGAAGTTCGCCATGGGTCAGGGGATCGGATAGAACGTCTGCAGCGTCACGTAGGTGTTCGCCCCGGCCGCCCACGGGACCGAGGCCGACACGGTCGCATAGATCGTTAGCACGTTGCCCGAGATCACGGCCTGCCCCGACTGCCACCCGCCCTGATAGCAGTTACATGGCACTTGCTGCGCGTAGAGGTTGCCGAAGGGGAGCGTGACCCGAATCCACGCCGGGGTGGTGCTCAGGGTCGATGGCCCGACACAGAACGAAAAAAAGCAGACCCGGCCCACCACCATGTAGCTGTACTTGATGTTCGCGGGCGACACGGTCCACGTTCCCGAGGCCGCCGACAGCTGCGCGCTGGCGCTGACATCCTGCCACTCTCCCATGCCGAAGCTCCGGCCCTTCTCGCGGATGCCCCCGGTCGCCCCATCGAAGTAGACCAGTGAGGTCAGCCCGCGCGTCGGCAGCCGGTCGTTGATCGCAATGCCGCTGCTATCGAGCACTAGATGCACGCCGGGCGAGGCCGGGTCATCGAGCACCCAGTCGGTCGAGGCGGCGTTGCTTTCGAGGTTCTGGCTGACCCGCAGCTGGTGGCTCGCCGCGAGGATCCGTCCCAGCCCTTGCGTGGTGCCTCCGTCGAAGATCACGCCGCCCAGCGGACTGCCCGAGAGCCGCAGCGGCGACGGCAGCGCGCCGCCGATGAACGAGGCTTCCAGCGCCGCGACCTCGTCTTGCAGCGCGTTGATGTAACTCGCCACGAAGGGCGCGCCGTCGCTGCGGGCGGGCAGGGACGCAATCGCGGTCGGGTAGCTCGCCGCCATCAGTTGAACCCGCGCAGCTGCGGCTCGGGCCGCACGCCCAGCGCATAGGTGAAGAGCTTGAACAGCCCCAGCCCCACGTAGGTGCAGCGCACCGTGCAGGCCATGCCCTCGGCCTTCAGCGGGAGCATCGACGTGAAGTAGCGCCGCTGCTTGCCGCTGTAGACATCCGTCCCGAGGATCGCGAGGCTGTAGAGCGACAAGCCGCCACTGGTGATGTCGATCGGCAGCGTCGCAACCAGTGAGTCGTCCACCAGCACCTCGACGGTGAACGTGCCCGCGGTCGGCCGATACTCGCCGAAGACCTCGATGAAGCGCGACCACCGCCGCGCCGCGGGCAGCAGCGCCGGGCCTTCGTAGTAGCTCGTCATCGGCGCGCCGTCCTCGCCCGCGCCCGGGAGCGACTCCTCGGCCAGCATCCCCACGTCGTACTTCCACGACCAGAGGCGCTGCTGGTCCCCGAGCGACACCTCGCGCCCGTCCCACGGGATGTAGCCGCCGATCGCGCGCGTGGTCGAGGTCCACGCTGAGGTGCCTTCCGCGATCTTCGTGCGCGAGAGGTCGAGCACCCACTCGCCCGGCGTCGAGATGTCGTAGAGGCGCGGCACCGCGATCCGCACCTCCTTGCGCGTGGGGTGGTAGACGACCGGGATCTTCTGAATTTCCGCGGGCGTCGTGTGCTGCATCATGTCCGACCACGCCGTCCAGATGTCGTCGCTCAGGAGCGAGTCGGTGGCCCCGTCGAACAAGTACAGCCCGCCGTCGCTGCAGTGCAGCACGCCCGCTTCAATCTGATAGACCGCGCGCGGCCCGAGCGCCCCGGCCACCGCGCCCGCACTGGGGCGCACCTCAAAGTCGAGCGAGGTCTGCCCGATGATCAGGTAGACCCCGGTGTTGCCGAAGACGATCAGCGTGTCGCCGAGCGCGATGAGCGCCGTGATGCGGTCGCCGCGGTCGAACGGGATGTCGAGGTAGTAGAGGCCCGGCCACGCCTGCGGCAGGAAGATCTCGCTGAACCAGATCCGGTTCGTGACCGTCGCGTCGCGCGCCCACCACCGGTTGCGCCAGACGACCCCGAAGCTGAACGCGCCCGGGGGCGTGTTCTTCGTCGGCAGTTCGACGCCGTCAGGGAAGAACGACCCGGGCGTCGTGATGTCGAACGTCGTCGTCGCGTTCGGCACGCTGCCCGCACGGCGCAGCACCGACTCGCCCGCGGTCACGTTGCGGCAGTAGATGTACTTCGTCGTGACCTGCGTGTCGGCGCTGACCGCCATGGTCACGCGGATCGTCAGGTTGCCTGCGGACGGCGCGATGCTCGCGACCGTGGCCCCGCTGCTCTCAAAGTTCAGCGTGCTGTCGCCGTAGGTGTAGGCGACCTCGTAGGTGTTGCCCGCGACGAGCGTGCCGCCCGCGACGAGCGCCAGCGTCGGGGGCGCGGCGGGCGCGACGATCCCCATGACCGTCCACGTCGTGCCGTCCTTGCTCTTGATCGGCGCGGCCTGCCCGTCGAACAGCGCGACGAGCGTGCGGTCGTAGACGTAGAAGTGCTCGTTCGTGGTCGAGCGGCCCCCGATGATCGCCGCCCCCCAGACGCCCGTGTCGGCGGGCTTGAAGACGACCCCGTTCACGCTCGCCAGCATGAACGTGCCGGTGACGAGGTAGATGCGCCGCGCGCCTTGGATCCGCCCCGCCCAGATCGAACCGTTGCTGCGGGTCTGCCACCCGGGGAACGGTTGCCACGCGCCCGGCTCCTGCAGCGAGACGTTCCGCAGGAACCGCGACCGCTCCGGCTGGATCAGCGTCGGCGAGTGACGGAGATCGACCCCGCCGGTCAGGTCGTTGATCGGGACTAGCTGATAGGGCTTCTCCCCGAGTGCGGTCGTCGTTGCCATGCCACCTCAGTACGTCCCGTAGGGGTTGAACGAGGTCGGGTAGCGGAAGTTCCCGCCCCCGTACTGCGACGGGTTCGTGCTGGTGTACTGCGGCGGCGCGCCCTGCATGTAGCCGGACGGCGGCCCGGACGGGGGCGGGGGCGGCGGCGGTTGCGCGATCGGCGCTTGCGGCACTTGCGCGATGGGCGTGTTGAAGCGCGGGTCGTTGCTCCGGTCAAACGACACGGGCGGGGCCACGGGCTGCGGAGCCGCGGGCAGCCGATCGACCAGTCCCCCGCCGGGGATGTTCGGGTTGATCGGCGGCGGCTTGATAATCGGCTTGACCGGCGGCTTGAGCGACGGCGGCAGGGGCGGCACCCCCGGCGGCTTCGCGCCCATGCCGGGCTTGGTCGTCGGCAGGCCGGGGAGGTTGGGCAGTCCCCCGCCCCCGGGCAGCTTGCTGATGAGATCCGCCAGCCCGCCCCCCATGCTCCCGCCCGCGCCACCGACCGGCATCTCCGCGGACGGCGGCTTGGCCTTCCCGAAGTCGCCGAACCCGCCGCCACTGAAGCCCCCGCCGCGCGCGAGTGCCCCCTGCGTTCCGACGCCGCCGCTCATCATCGCGTTGAGCAGCGCCTGCGCCCGGGGCTGGCTGGCCGTCTGGCGCGCCACGCTGCCCGAGCGCCCCGACAGCAGGTCGGCCGCGACCGCGTTCGGTCCCACGCCCGGCCCGGCCGCGGCCCCCGCGTAGGACGACGTGGGCAACTGGAGGTTGAGCGTCTGCAGCGCCTGCTGGACGGGCGTGCGCCGACGGCGCGCCGCGTTGGGCGCAGCGGCGTCAGCCGCGTTGGCCGCCGGAGAGAACGACTGGCCGAGGTCAGGCATCGGAAGCTCCTCAGTAGTACGCGAACGACGGATTGTTCGGGCTGCGCCCGCGCGCGGCCGCGGCCTGCTCGGTCTGCCACGTCTGCTGCTGCGTCTGCAGCGCGGCCAGCTGCGCGGCCAGCTGCTGATACTTCGGGTC